ACAAGACCAAGTGCTGGGAAACTTTAATGTTTCCGGTATCACCGGTGATGGACCTACAGGGAAAATTTCCTGTATTCAAGAGCCTGGGTTTAAAGGTAGATGGATTGCCAACCCAAATCGTGTAGTTCAATACACACTTCAACCATTAGGAGACTGGCTATTCGGCATCACAGCCGAACTACCGTGGGATTGTTTTAAGAACCAGGGCAAGGCGATACCTTTTATAAAGAAGGTGTTACAGTCAAATGCGACCATAAGAAAGAGTGATGACGCCTTAACGGCTAAAATACATTCTTTTGACTTGTCAAATGCGACGGATCACTTCCCCCTGAACACGCAAATTTATCTAGCGTGGCTTCTGGCGGCAAAACATCTAGATCCTAGCAAGTTAGCGTTGGCGGAATCGCAGCTGCGTCTTTTTCAAGTAGCAGCGAGAACTGAGTGGGTGATGACTAAAAACGTCACCTACGATAAGGCCCCCCGTACGGTCCAATGGACCCGCGGGCAACCGCTCGGTTTGTACCCGTCCTTCCCGCTTTTCTCCTTGGCACACGGGACGCTCCTCTTTGAGCTATGGTTAAGTCTAGAACCTAACCCGTGTGAGAAGACTATAGAGAAATTCCGAAACCTTTATAGTGAGGACGTTGGACGACCCCCCTTCTACATAGTAGGGGATGACGTTATAATCCTCGACGAGCGACTGGCCCCACTTTATGTGGAAGCTTTAGCAAGTCTAAAGGTACCTCTGTCTCATGACAAGTCCTTTGCTTCGGATAAGGTGGCTGAATTTGTTGGCCATCTGATACTAGATGACATGTTGTTCAAGCCTACGAAATGGCGTCAAGTTAACTTAGACTCTTTTAAAGAGTTCTTAGAAGTTTGGGGATGGGAGGGCATACAGTTGTTGCCCCGACATTTAAGGAAACCCGCCGAAGTAGTAGCCGAGTTACCTGAACCTGTAGGACTAGGTCTAAACCCTAAGGGCAAGACTTTGTATGAAAGGCTCGTGGGATTCGAAGAATTGTACTCCTCGAAGGTGGAGTGCCCTGTAGTATTACCTAAGCGTTCACTGGGTTCACCAGGCACAGTGCTAAGACTTTATGAGTCTTTGGCTGATGCTGGAATCCTGTTGGATATTCCAATCTATCAACCTGATAACATTGTCAAGAGAGGTCGAACAGACCTCCGCTTGT